GCTAACTAGTCCATCAAATGCCGCTTTTAGTCCTGGTATAGCACTGTCAACAAGTGGCGTAATTGCTTCTGCTAAAAAGCCTAATACTTCAAATACTTTTTGTAAAACAGGAAATACAATATCTGTAAGCACTGTGCCTAGCAAACCAAATACAGGTTCTAGTGCTGAAAATGCATTTGTAACCTTTTCAACAATAGCAGGCATATTTGCTAGTAAGTTTTGTGCTAGGTCTGTAAGCATAGGCAACAGTGGCGTCAAGAACTCTGTCATGAGTTTGCCAAATGCCATGCCTAATCTGCCAATAGTGTCATTGAATAGTTCAGCGTTTTCAGCCGCGTCAAGTGGTACAATGTTTGCGTTCTGTGCAACATCACTTAGTGTCTTTTCAAGATCACCTGCGCCTTTGTTTAGACTTGCAAACTGTGCTTGAATGACAGGACCCGCTCTACCACCTACAACCTTAGCAAATTCATCTGTTGTAATAGTACCGTTATTAAGAGCCTTAATCATCTCTTCCATAACAGTAGCACCATCTTTGAGTTTGCCGTTTTGATCTACAATGTTGTCACCTAGTTTTGCTACAATGTCAGCAAAACTTTTACTGCCTTCTACACCTTTTTGTAGACGGCTTGTAGTCTGTAGCATAGCTCTGTCAAATGTAGCGGCGTCAATGCCTGCTTCTGCCATTGCTGTTTGTAAAACTTGAAAGCCTTGAAACGCTTCATTACTGGCTGTTGAACCAGCCATTCTTGCTGACTTTGCTAGGTTGTCAAAATCATCTATTGTTTGTTTGATTTTTGCGCCAACACCAAATGCCGCAAGGGCCGCACCTGCGGCTCCTAAAGCACCTTTAAAACTTAGTGCTTTCTGTCTTGCTTTATCAAGACCTTGATCTACCTTTGAAAGAGCACCTTTGGTGTTGTCTTTAGCATTGATGTTAATAGTATAATCAGCCATTATCTCTTTTTCCTACGCTGTGCGTCTTCCTGTAGTTTCCAATATTTACTCCAGGTTCTCAGCTCTAATATACTGACGTTATTCATTGTCCACTCTACAGTTTGACCCAGTGTTTCAGCTAGTCTTAGTATAACTAGCATATCTGAGTCTTGCTTTAGTTTCCCAAAGCGTCATCCACGTCTTTGTTATTGCCGTTGATGATACCTACAATGCGTACAATGATTTCAGGATCAACTTCTCTTAGAAGTGAGTCCCTGTCACCAAAGTTGAACATCTTCTTACCGTCTTCATGTAAAGCACGTTGCATTAGTGTTTCAACTAGTGCTTCTGCTAGTTTGCCTTTGTTGTGTAACTCAAGTACTTTGCCCTGTTGAGCAAAGTTTGCATTTGGTTTAAAGTAGATTGTTGTATCCCACTCTTCAACAAAAATGCTTTTCATTTCACCAGACATTTGACTGTGATAATGTTCTTTAGCCTTTTGTAAAACGCTCATAATTATTTCTTCCTTGTTCTTTTGAATGCAGGTTCAACTATGCCTTTAGGTGCTTGACTTGAAATAAATCCTCTGTCTGATCTACCATCTAACACTGCGGCATAGGGAGCATCATTTTTTACTAGGGGTATGGTGCCACCTGTTCCTAACATTTTATTTCCGTATACATTTGTGTAACGGCTTCTTGCATAACCAGTATCTACTGGCGTGCTTATTCTTAATTGTGTAATAAACTCTGAAGTGAAGGAACGCAGGTCCTGCATCATTTCTCTATTGAGCTGATTCATAGTCCTGCGTGTCCTAAACATTTTAGTCAGCGTCCTGAGTAATTGTAAGTCCACCTGTACCAGTAAATGTTACAGAGTAACGTGCAATGTCATCAAAACTTAGTGTTGTTTCAACACTAGAAACTAGAACAGAGCCAGAAAGTTTGTCATTGTTGTCTTGAAAAAACTCTACTGACAATGCTGTGCCTGCTTTAAGTTGCTGATTGAAGTTTGTGTATCCTGTGTCATCATCATCAGAAACAATGACTTCACAAGATCCTTCAAAAGACTCTAGGCCCTTTGAGTAAGTTCTTGCTGATTGACCAAGACTTGTAGTCTCTACCATTTCAGCGTTTTGTGTTACTGACCATTCCTGCACCTGGGCAACCGCAGTGCCGCCAATTGCTAATGATCCACCACTACCATGAAATACTGCCATGTTATATCCTTTTAGGTTAGTTTGTAATGATGCTTAACATTAAACACCATTCTTATGCTTGCATATGGGGCAGATTCCCCCAGTTGCACACTCTCAACTCCTGTGAGAGCAATATGAGTTGCTGTATTATTAACAGTTCTATCAGCTAACAGTTTCTTTTCAACAGCATCTACTAATATGTTACGTTGTCTGTCCCTGTCTTTACCACCTATTACAGCAATAACATTTACAAGCATTTCACCTCTACGCAAACTATCTAAGGATACATCTTCAATATCTTCATCAGTTGTTTCAAGGAAAACTGCAGGAAATGCTGTTTTAGGTAATTCATTAGGATCAATAGGATCACGCTGAACTTTTCCAAGTTTAGGTGCCTTCATTTCCTTTAGGAACGTTTCTATTTGTGAAACAATGTCTTCTCTAGCCATTATCTATACAACCTATCCATAGACAATCTATGTTTTTCTGTATCAGATACAGTGCCATCATTATTCTCATCATAATCAACACCAATACCAAACTGAATGTCAAACTCCTCAGCAAATCTTTCTTTGTAAAAAGAAAGTTGCATCATGAATGGATCACCTTCTGGTCTAAATGTTGATAGTTTAGGTAAGATGTATGCATAAAGTGCCTTGTAGACAGTTGCTTTAGTCCACTGAGACTCTGTAAGTTTTGACTTGTCATACTTGTTAGGATCATGATATTTGTTGTACCAGTTTATGCGTATTTGATTACTAACATCTGTTTCTGCAAGAGCAAGATCAGGTGCCCAGTCATCAACGCCTTGGTCAAAAACCTCAGGAGCATATGTATGTAAGTCTTCATTAGTAGCAAATGCCATTTCTATTCTCCAGTTAGTAGGAGAGGGCTATGCCCTCTCCTTATTTGTAACAACACATTAAGATGTTGTGTCTACAAGTCTGATAGCACGGTTTGCGTCAATAAGTGCCGCTTTAGCATGTAGTGATGCTACAACGTCATTACCTACTGCCGCCGCACGGCGTGCAACTTCAATGTCAACGTTCTTCTGCATAGCAATACGCATTGAATCTGCGCCAAACATATAACCAGGAACTGTTTCACCTGATGCTGTTGCAGTAATTAGGTGTGACATGAAACACTGGACACCACCAATGTTACCTAAGTTACCTGAACGTAGTGCTTGTGTCTGGAAATCACCACCAGCAAAAGCATTTGTACCAATCTCTTTTAGGATTGTGTATGCTTGTGTTGTGTTGAATACAGCGTATAGCTGACCCATTTCACCATTGCCTCTGATTACAGCGGCGGCATCTAAGATGTCATCAATGGTAAGTGGAGTTGAGTCAAATGTTGTGTCACCAGCACTGTCTAGTGCGGCGTAAACACTTGCGTCAAACTTTTCAGCAACGGCACGGCCTAATGCAGTACCAATAGCTGTTGGGTCAATACCACCCAAGTCACGTACAACAGAACGTACAGCAAACAGATCACAAACAATGTCATTCTTTGTAACTGTGGCTAGTTCATTTTCAAGGTCA